AGTAGATTCGTTGATTAGAAGGCTTCCTTTGCTGCTTAAAACTCCTGATGGATGGGTCAGTGCCTATGGTACTGAAGTTCTCAAGACAATGGTTGATGCAGATACCTATATCATCAAGACCAACGAAGCAGGGATAGAAGAAGTGGTAGTGCAAGGCTTACCGCCAGTCAAGACAGACTATCTGGGTCGTAAGTGGATCAGTTGGGTAGACACACCGCAGACTACGATAGAAGAAATGGATGTAGAAGGTCGGTTTGTGTTCATAGGTTACTCAGCTAAGGGAGTTTCACCACAGTTATCCACAAGCAAAGGCTATAAATATCCACATGAGATACAAGCAGCTTTGGCTGAAAGCATACTGATACAAGACAGTCCATACGTTCCAGACTACGCTTTAGCTGTAGAGTTAGCACTATTTATGTTCACAGTCGCATTTGTTTACGTTCTCCTGACCGCTCTGGGCATAACATGGGGTCTAGTATCATTTATAGGTGTCTTTGCTCTAACAGCCTATTATGGCTTCTACACGATACAGCAAGGTCTTTTGATAGATGTCACATGGACTCTCATATCACAATTTATAACAGGATCAGTAGCTTTCTATCTTAGGTTTAGAGAACAATGGAAGAAAAGAAAGCAGGTACAAAAACTCTTCTCTTCCTACTTACATCCTAGACAAGTAAAAAAGTTACTTAAGGAAGATATAAAACTAGATGGTGAACGTGTTTACTCCACGCACCTGTTTGTAGACATTAGAAATTATACGACCCTTTCTGAGCAAATGGAGGCAACTGAAGTAACAGCTATGTTAAATCGCATCTTGGCAATGTTGATTGATCAAGTACACGAAACTGACGGACTACATGACAATACGATTGGAGACTGTATTTATGCTAGTTGGAATTCTGTAGTGCCTTTAGACAAGCATGAAAACGCAGCTTTAGAGTGTGCCTTAAAGATGCACGCACAGATGGAAGAACTAAACAAAGAATTGAAAGCAGACGGATATCCAGAGTTAGGTATAGGTTGCGGTATCAATACAGACTGGGTATCTCAAGGCTCAATAGGTAAGCTAGGTGGCAAAGGGGAAATGTCATCCGTCAGGTTTACAAGTCTTGGTGATGGTGTAAACACAGCAGCAAGGTTAGAGTCAGCCTGCAAAGAATTAGGTGTCAACACAGTGATTGGATATAACACTGCCATAAAATGCGATTATAAGTTAAGATTGTTAGAACCATTAAAGGTTAAAGGTAAAGAAAAACCATTACAGGTGTATACATGGGAATGAAATTATCATTAATACTAGGCGGTTTATTAGTATTAACAATCGCCAGTTCAGCTTGGTACATTGACTATCAAGCAGATCAAATCAGCACTCTCAAAGGTAATCAGATTGTTTTAGAAACACAGATAGAAGAACAGAACGCTTCTATAGACCGATACCTAGAACAACAGAAAGCACAAGAACAACAACTCAATCAGCTAGAACAAGAGAAAAGACAGGCTATGGAGAACGTCAACAGACTCAGAAAGACATTCTCTAACTTAGACCTAGACGAATCTGCACTTGCAAACCCTGCTGATCTTCAAGCACGAATCAATAAAGGATCAGCTAGAGTCATGACTGAACTTGAAAAAATAACCAATCCAGAACAATTTAATGCGCAATCTAATACTAATTAGCCTTACTGTAGTCCTTGCTAGTTGCTCAATGTTGCAATCGGTTAAGCCTGTACAGGTCAAAACTATAGCTGAGAGATCACCTATATATCATCCACCTTTACCTTATCCTATGAGTCTATCTTCAGTTGATTGGGAGGTCATGACACCTACAACCATGCAGGAATACTTAGATAACTTAGAGGCAGGCAATGCACCTAAGAGAGCCTTCTACTCATTATCAAGTAAAGAGTATGAAAATTTATCTATGGATATGGCAGAAATTACAAGATATACAAAGGACATCCTGAGTATCATTAAATATTATAGAGAGTTAGATAAGCCACAAGAAGATGTGCAAAACAAATAATTTGCGATAAAATCGGAAGAATAATTTCAATAAGGGAGGTAACTATGGAAATTATGGATATCATTAACTACATCACTATGGCTGTCACAGTAGCTTCTGCAATAGCAGCTTCTACACCTACACCTAAAGATGATGCTTTCTTAGGCAAGGTATATAAGTTTATAGACTTGGTAGCAATCAATATTGCTAAGGCTAAAGACAAAGCACCAGAGGCTAAGTAATGAGTGAATCCCCTGATGCTTTCGTATATAGAGCAACCTTAGACAGGGTAGTGGATGGGGACACTTTAGATTGCACACTTGATCTTGGCTTTGATGTTTTTCTTAATAAACAAAGAGTCAGGCTCGCAGGAATAGACACACCTGAATCAAGAACTAGAAACCTAGAAGAAAAAGCATTAGGTCTTAAAGCAAAAGAAAGACTTATAGAACTTTGTGTAGGTAAATTTAAAGTTAAATCATTAGGCAAAGGCAAGTATGGCAGAATTTTGGGCATCCCTTATACAGCAGATGGCGAAGATATTTGTCAAAAACTCATCAAAGAAGGACACGCAGTTGAATACTGGGGTGGCACAAAGAAAGCCAAAGTCAGAGAAGATGGAACGTGGGGAGAATAATATGCAGATATCGGAAGAGGGATTATCTCTAATTAAAAAGTTTGAAGGGTGTCCTGTAGATCAGGATGGTAATTGTTATGCGTATCAAGATGTAGTTGGAGTTTGGACTATAGGATTTGGAAGAACTAAAGACGTTAAAGAAGGCGATAAGATGACTAAAGAAGAAGCTATCTATTTACTTCAAGAAGAAATGATGGAATACGAGGGTTACATCAACGATCTAGTAGAAGTGCCACTTGAGCAAAATCAGTTTGATGCTTTGGTCTCTTGGGTCTATAACTTAGGATCAGGCAATCTACAGTCATCAACGATGTTAAGAGTTCTTAACGAAGGTAAGTATGAGGAAGTGCCTGCACAGATCAGAAGATGGAACAAAGCAGGCGGTGAAGTTTATGAAGGTCTGGTTAAAAGAAGAGAGAGTGAAGCGGTCATGTTCATGGGTGGAGAGTGGTACGCAGTCTGATGGCACTATCTAAGAAACAAAACAAAAGACTAGGAGCAATACTATCTGTAATGTTTGAAGAGGACACACCTAAAGAACATATACAAGAATTAGTCAGTGCAGGTTTTGTAGATAAAGAAGGTGATAATGTTTCTATCACACCACTTGGTCTCAACGAAAAAAATCGTCTATGCACACTTAGTGGATTGAACATTATGTATTCTTCTGAGAAGAAAGAAGATAATTAAAACCAAGTTACTTATTGGAAGGTATGGGACTCCAACCCACGACCTTTCCTAGTTTGCTTTGATACCCTGTACGAAGTATAAAATTTGAGATTATTCAAAAGTTTGCAACCTTTTTTTCATCTCCTAGCAATGCACTTATTATCATTCTACTACCCTTTTATATCGGTACGAGCGATATAATTAAGCCTAGTGTTCTTTACAGAAGAAACTTTTCTAGAGGCATGGCAGATAAACGGACTATATATTTATGTAGACGAATCTTAATTCCTAATCCCAGTAATAAACATTTGTTTACCTCAATCCATTCAAGGATTCATTTTTTTTAGTAGTTTGGTCACTGTGCTAACCTTCCAATAAGTAACCTAGTTTTAGTCTTGTCTGAAACTATCGTGAACCTTTTTCGTTCTTAATCTTTTCAAGAAGTTTAGTTATCTTTAAGTTTTATATCGTTTAACTAACAAGCCGATATATGAGTAGCTTATAGACCGAAATGGATTAAGTCAACAATAATATTTAATTATCTTTGAAAAAGTTTTTCAGGCAAAGTATCTCTTCCTCTTAACTGATTTTTTAGTTCAGACACATCGTCAAAGAAATCATACTCTAACAAAGTTGTAAAAAGACTTGCATAGATTCTAGGCATCTCATCTTTCTCAATATCTTTGATCATATAATCTAATCTAAATTCTGTGTCATGATTTAGTTCCTGATTCTTCTTTAAGAATTTCAACGCTTTCTTAATTAACGCTACGTCTTTGTTAGACAAACTTTTCATTAACATTTGTTATCTCCAATTATTACCTTCATACCAACCGACTAAAGAATATCTTTTACCTCTGCCAACTGGCATGACCTTATGATATAAAAAAGAAGG